CTGCTGATGATAAAGCTAGGTTGACAGTAGGGTTTGGTAATACTTCTCATGGTCTTAATTGGGGTGACACTATTGACGATGAAACTGGTGTCCAATTCTTACTAGCAGATATTAGAAAACATAAAAATATTTTATTTACTGAGCTTGCGTTAGATACCGCTATGTTGCGTAAAGGTGTACACGAATCTGATCTTGCAAAAGATTACAAAGCAAAATATGGTGAGGGTTGGCAATACGATTATTCGCATGATGACTCTGACGGTGTACAATACGACAAAAATTTGCCAGCAGGAGTTACAAAACCTTATATTGAAAAAGATAAATACGATCATGGATTTATTTATGGTTTTGAAAATGAAGAAGAAATGGTGGCTGCTGGTCAAAAAATTTATGAACAGTTAGATGAAAATACCCGAATTGCTGCTTTGTCGGTAACTTTTAATATGGGTTCTGCTACTCCTGATTTTCTCAATACACTTACTGAAGCTGCACAAACTGGTAACAGTAAGCCGGTAGCTGATTATTTAAAAAATAATATGTCTTATTGGGAAAAAAACAACCCAATAGTATATGAAGGGTTGCGTAAAAGAAGATTAGATGAAGCTAATCTTATTGAAACTGGGTCTAGTAGCCAAGTTGCTAGTCATGCAACCAGCGGTGTTTTAAAAGATTTTGGTGCGGGTAATCCTTTTGATGGTGGCAAAGTACCGTTTATGGCAAATCGTCTGCCACGTAGTGGTGGTGGTGGTGGTCAGCTTCCTAGTAGTGTCGGTGGTTTTGATGTAGGTCAGCAGATGATGGCAGAACAGTCAACCCGAACTAGTAGAGTAGGGTATAACCCTAACGAGTTTGGTGGAATACAAAATACTATCCATGCCGGTAGAACGAGGACTGTTCCTTCTCAATATCCTGAAGAAGATGCTGTTGCTCAAAATAGAACTCGGATGTTTTTAGAAGAACAATATGGTTCTTTCGGATTTTTCATATACGAAAATGATGCAACATTACAAGTTGGGGTAGATGAGTACGGCAATTTAGTTCCTATAGACGATGAATCTATGGAAACTTCTATCTCTATCCTTGATGCTATAGACGATGAAGATTTAGTCGGTACAACGGAAGTCGGGCTTGAAAGAATCAAAACGTTATTAAGTTGGACAGAGTGGGGTAGTATAAATACTAAACACCAACAACAGTTTGACGTTAAGTATGGTGATTTAAGAAGCGAAGCTGAACAGAGAGAATTTTTAAGTGATGCTATAGAAAATATTGAGAACTCGTTACAGTTCTTAGGGTTGACAACAATAGATGAGACTGGTGTTTTAAGTTATGAATTAACCCCCGAAGAAATATTGATGTTAGCGAAAGACATAGAACGGTTAAATAAAACTGAAGATATTGGCTTTGTTAATGGCATGGTCAAAGGTCAAGCTGAACAGAAAAATGTTGTCAATGAATACAATATGTTCCAAACTCTACTTAGTCAGAATAAAGCTGCTGCTTCTAATTATTTTGTGAAAGTTAAAGATGAAACAGTTAACCAATGGTCTGAGGATATCTTTGTTGGCAATAGAGATAGTGGCGAATGGTTAGAGTTTTTGAAGCAGCAAGCCTATGCGAATTACCCTCATTTAAAAGAAATTTTATCTGAGTTGGGTATGACTCCGAAAGAATATTTTGCTAGTACAGAAGCTAGTATTGAGGATTTGCTTGGGAAACAAGTTAATTTGGCTGATGCTAAGTGGAGTCCTATTTTGAATTATACAGATCCTAATACTGGTGAGGTTCGTGCTGCGAATCAGTGGGAAACTGAGAATTGGGTGCGTGGTTTGCCTGAGTATTTGGATAGTAATAAAGGGCAGAATAAGATTTATCAGTTGATTGAGGGCGTTGCTTCTGCGTTTGGAAAGGCTGCGTGGTAATATGGCAATAGATTGGGGCGATGACACAAGCTGGGTAGATGATTACCTACCTACTCCTCCTACTCCTCCTACTCCTCCTACTCCTCCTACTCCTCCTGCAAACGATAACTTCACAACTGGACCAGACGGACAACAAGAAGCCTACGATTTAATGGTAGAGCTGCTTGATAATTACGGCTTAAGTTCATTGATAGAAGAAGTAACTGATTACGTTAGGAAAGATTACACAATCCCTCAAATGCTTGTGCGTTTAAAAGACACTCCAGAGTTTAAAGCACGGTTTGATGGGATGGCGCAACGTAAAGCCAACGGATATAACGCTATATCTATTGACGATTACTTAATATTAGAAAATGGTTACAAGCAAGCAATGGCTGCTTATGGCATACCCTCAGAATTTGCACAAGCTGATGACATAGCTGAATTAATTGGCAACGATGTTTCTGTAAATGAAGCCACAGAACGAGTCTCTATGGCAGCGGAAGCTATAGCTGGAGTAGACCCTAATTTGAAAAGCCAACTCGCATCGCTCTATGGAATTGGTGGAGATAGCGACGGAGATTTAATAGCTTATTTCTTGGATCCTGAAAGAGCAGTCACAGTTTTTGAAAGCAGAGCGCAACTTTCCGCTGCGACATTATCATCAACGGCGGTAGCTGCTACTGGTAGTGGTTTAAGTAAATCTGTAGCTGAGCAGTTAGTTGATAAGAACGTTCAAGCACGTGAAATAGCGCAGATGATGACTCCTGCTAGTGGGTTAACGCAAAGCACGTTAGGCACTGAAGGTGTAACTACGTCAGAGTTAGCTGCTTCTCAGTTTGGTTTAAGCCCTGATGCTGTTGCTCAAGTAAGTAGGTTAAGAGCTAGAAGGAAAAAAACTGATCAAAAAGGTAGTGGCGGTTTAGTGCAACAACAAGGTGCGATTGGGCTAGGTTCTGCACAAATAACGTAGGTTGTTTACGTGACCCCTTATTTTACCTATATTTAATTATGTGATCTGCCCCATTAAGTGGGTGAGCCGTTCACACAAAATTAAACTCCGCTAGCATTCCACCGTTGTTAGCGTGTATGAGAAGGTGAGTGACATAATGGAAAATGAGTCTACAGAAACGGAAGAAGTTTCTAGTACTGAATCCAAACCAAATTGGCGTAGAGATCTTGAGGCGAAAGCTAAGAGAGCTGATGAGCTTGAAGCGCAAGTTCAGCAGATGCAACGCAAGGAAGTGTTTCGTGATGCTGGTCTGAATCCAACGGATAAAATGACTGAGTATTTTATGAAAGGCTACGAAGGCGAGTTATCTGTTGAGGCGATACAAGCTGAGGCTAATAGCGCAGGGTTATCTAATGTGGTAGCTCAAGCGGATACATCTAATTTGGAGCAACAGGCGCAGTTTGCAGCGCAAGTAGATGCGGAGCGTAGAATCGCTGAAGCTGGTGATGATGCTGGTCCTGTGGCAGATCCTCAATTTGAGAGTTTAATTAAACAAACGAATAATGAAGCCGAATTACGGCAACTGTGGGAATCTAACGGTGGTACTTTTAACGCTATGACGTGAGGTAGGCTCCAAAAATTTAATTGGAGAATAGCCTAATGGCAATAACACAAATGAGTTCGCTGAACTCCGCTGGTAATGCAGCGTTTGAACAGCTTGCGTATTTTGCTTTGCGATCACAACCTCTTTTTGAGATGGTTTGCGATGTCAAAACGACAAACCAATCGCACGCAGGAGCAAGCGTTAAGTTCACAACGTATGCAGATGCAGAAAAGATAGATTCAGCAATATCTGAAACAAGTGATATAGCACCTGTAACAATGAGTGATGCACATACTACGGTAACTCTTGCTGAGTACGGTAATTCAATGCAAACAACCGCTAAAGCCCGTGGAACCAGCTTCTTAAACATAGATGCTGATGCTGCGAACATTATCGGTTACAACATGGCTGATAGCCTTGACCACATTGTTCACGATGTAATTACTGAAGGAACTAACGTTCTATATGGTGGCGATGCAACAAACACTGGAGAATTAGCAGCAGGCGATATTATTACTGCTAACCTTATCCGCAAAACTGTTGCTAACCTACGAACTGCTTCTGCACCTGCGTTCAATGGCAACGTTTACGTTGGATTTATCCATCCTGACGTTTCCTACGATCTGCGTAAAGGAACAGACGTAACTGACGTTATCCAACATCAAATCCGCCAAGATGGAAATGCTGTCCGAACAGGTAGCATTGGTACATTTGGTGGAGTTGACTTCATTGAAACACCAAGAGTTGAGCTAACTGCTGACGCTGGTGCTTCTAATGTTGATGAATACAAAACAATTATTTGCGGTAAACAAGCTCTAGCAAAAGCGCATAGCGCTGCTGCTGGGTTCGGTGCTGACCCAAGCGTAGTGTTTGGTCCTGTAACCGATAGCTTACGCCGATTTAATACAGTTGGTTGGTATCACCTTGTAGGGTACGGAGTATTCCGTCAAGCATCCCTACGGAGGATTGAAACATCATCCTCAATAGGAGCTAACTAATAGTTCCTAATTAGATAGTTTGGGAAGGCTGACTTTACTGGGAGGTTAGCCTTCCCTCTATCTTTCTTTGTGCTAGTATATTAGTATTAGTGCATTATGGAAGACGAACAAATAAACGTTGTTATTGAGCCTGAGCTTATAGCAACACAGATTACTACAAATGAGGAGAACGCTGATGGCTAGCGGACTTTATGGGATAACTTTTCTTAACGCTTTGAAGAACACGTTGGCGTTAGACCTTGACAGTGACACGATTAAAATTATGTTGGTTACTTCATCGTATTCACCTAATTTCGGGACACATGATTTTAAGGGCGATGTGTCTAATGAGGTTTCTGGGTCAGGGTATACTTCTGGTGGGAATACTCTTAGTAGCGTGACGCTTACACAATCAGGTGGCACTATTACGTTTGATGCTGCTGATACGTCATGGTCATCTGCGAC